ATCGTGTATGAAGAATCATGCATAGTTGGAGGCTTGTCGTTCTCCTCTTATTAACATGACGTTGAGACTTCAATCAATTATTTCATCTCAAATGTCTATTGATCATTACCAACTCCCTGCTGTCACCATCCCACAAGGAGAAGCACTCAGGATATACACTGCCGATCAAACACTAACAGGAGAGGACCTACTTGGAACTATCGCATACCTTATCTCCACTTTCAGGTCTGGGGCTACTTCGAATAAGGGTGCATTAGAAGCTGTCTTAGCTGCTTTTACTCTTGCAATACCTGAGTTAGTGAACTCACTTGCCGCAATGCGATCCTTTGTTGTCGAGATAGTCAATGTCGGGAGTGTCGATGTGGAGAGGATAGCAACTAACTATCAAGCACTTGGGGGCCCATTCGCAAACTTCCCATGGATCTCACCCCCTTCAACTGCTGCAATTGAGGTGACCTCTGTTGAGGGAGTCTATGCAGGACTTGCATCTTTGTTGATTGCTATGGGGAAACAAGGTGGCATTGGTCCAGAAGCAGCAGCTGTGAAGGCAAGACCGGCTGCCCTTGTGAGTCGGTTTGGTATACCAGTAAATCAACAGTTGATCCTACCTGGTCAGCTCCATGGTCCCACGATCGAAGCACTTGATCGGATTTTCACAGCATTTTCGACTTACACTGAACCTCGTGCGTGTATCATTAAGTACTTCCTTGCTGTCTCAATCCAACAAGGGCATCTTCCTCTGCAACTCGAGATACTAATGACCAATTTCCGGATGATGAAAGGTTCCGGCATGACACATGTTGATGCAATTACCAAGTTGATGAACATGCACCCCTGGACAGTCCGGGTCCCAGAATTGAGGCCGTATTATGAGAGATTCTCAAACGAACTTGCAGAGTTTTCAAAAGTTCCCTTATCTGTCCGTAAATACCACAGACTCCTAGTTCCCCAGAGTGAGTTTTTATTTCTCACACCCGAATACAGACCTCTCATTGCTGTAGCAGGATCTTTTGTTGAGCAAGTTGAAAAGACATTCTCTGGATATGTCTATGGGAAGGATGAGTTCAGTCTCCTTATTTCGAAGGTCCAAGCGTATCAGCCAGGTACAGCTACCTACATTGGTACAGGAACTCTTGCGGCTAAGCTTGGTATCCAAGATATGACATTACCTAGTACATCTGCTAGATCTATTATCCCGGTTGCCCAAATGGTCTGATTATTACTTTTTCTTTATATGTTAGCATCACTTCGTATTCTTGCCAGGTCGTGGAAGCTTATCTTTCTCTGAAGAATGTGTCTCTTTCGTAAGTCGAGGGTGAAGAGTTCTTGTGTGATGTAGTGTGATTGTCTTGATCTTATTTACGCTTATCTTGTTCATTAAATAAAAATTTGAGACTACATAACACCACATTTTGCCACACATACCTCTATACCCTGACACATCCTGTACTGACTTAACAACCACGCAACACCATTACGAAGATATATATGTCAGACCACACTTCACATGGTATTGAGAGTTGGGGAAAGGCCCAAGTTGTCTTGCTTGTCGAGAAGGGACATACCGGAATCTTTCCCGAACTTCGATACACCTCTGTGCGCGATGTTACCATTACTGATGAGAGGTATGAAGATCACCCGTACAAAGCAGAGCTTACAGTTCTTTGTCCTTTGATGTGTCAAGTCCTCGACTTCTGCAATACTTCTCCAACTGGGAGTGATACAGATGAGTATGAAAGCTTGGCAATCTTTACTGACAAGGTGGGGGGGGAGCTTGTCACCATCGTGCAGCTTAGCCGCTATGATGAGTCCGTTATGGAACACCGGGGGGGGAGGTTACCACCTGGGCTCGCGGCATTGGAACCAGGCTGTAAGCTTGCAGTCCTCCTTATCATCAAGATGCTTGTCGAAGATATGGAGTCAGGATGGGATGAACAGGTTCCTACCGACGCAGCAAGTGCTGGGAGTGATGAGAGTGAGATTGATCTCAGGTGAGAGGATAGGAGAACTTCTGGCCTGGATGGTCATTCCTGGCTTGTATTCATATGTCCTACGTGTATATTCCAGTGTCAGAAGGTGAGTGCGGCTATCAGAGTTATAGGAAATCTTGTAAGGAGTGGGCATTGACCATGATGGTTGTATGTTCGGTATGTCTGTAAAGCTTTATGTTTACAGTGTCGAAGGTGACTCTATGCCATTAACAAAAATGAGACTACGAATATGACTCAACCCACTGAAGCAGCTGAGTATGATATAATCCAGGACCCAGGACGTGTCCGTGCCATCATCGAGGATCTCATGGATGCTTCATCCTCTCACGACGAAGGGAGTGTTCATGAAGCTGACGAAGACAGCGGGGGATTTTCTGTCACGGGGAGCCCAACTGCAAGCATGATCCCAAAATCTAAAGAGTTCCTCCCGAGGGGAGAAGGCGGGTCAGGAATGGGGACAAGTCCTCAGGTTCACCACAAGATGAGTTCTCAGTCTACTCAGGTGAGCCCCATCACAGGCATACCCAAGAAGAAGAAAGGACGAAGCCCAAAGCAAGGTAAAGGTGCTCCTCCCAGAATGGATACCTTGGTTCCAGCACACCACCACACACCACCATTTGACGAGGTTGCAGGACCAGGCTCCCTTGACACTGAAGAACTTAGATGGGCAACAAAGACAGACCTTGATGAGCTTACTATGTCTCTTGACGATTTCTTGAGACATGAGGTAAAGGAGGCTCTCTCTCCCATCACACGTGACCTCAATGTTGCACTTGCTGATATCAAAGCATTAACAGGGACTTGTAATACCCTTCTGCAGAAAATGGCAGCTCTTCAGACCCGGGTCTCGACTATTGAAAAAGGGTCCCTAACTGTTATCACGTCAGATACTAGGCAGCCTTCCACAACAGTCACTGGGCAGAATAGTTCCGGGCTATCCGCTGTTACTACTTCGGACGGCTACCTCAACGTGAGCGCAGAGGATAAGCCATATACCGACTTCCTCAAGACAAACCCGGTTTATATCTCGAACCGCCTCTTGAGACAAGTTAAGCTCCAAGCATTGGCCACTTCCCTCAATAAGAGGTACAACTTGAAGGCTACAGGTTCTACCGATTGGACAGTTGAGGGCCTCAGAGCTCTCTTCGACTGACTCAACCTTACTCAACCTTGGGAGACAACTAAATACCTCACGTTCTTTTGTTGATACACCTATTCTTTTTGTTTGTCGGTACTGTTCTCTCAGTTAGGTCTCTTCTCTCCTGCACGAGTCACCCAGTTACATCATATAGCCTTGTCCCAGTAACCTCGTATCCTGGGGCCTCGATTTGTCTACGTTCCCAATCTCAACTCTATCATTAAAGAAAAATGAGACTACTTATTACTAGGAAACTAGTGGCAACTCTCTTCGGTGTGAGCGTTCCTTGAGTAGACCACACTATGGAACCTAGATCAAGTCAGAGAACCATTGTCACCCTATCCAGAGACCAACTTCTCTACCTAAGTCAATCATTAGACCCACAGTGTCATGGAGACTGGCCGCACCTACAAGCAAGAATCCATCGCCGCTTGAGTCTTGTGAGGATGTTGTCTCCCTTCTTGGTAGGTTACCCCGAGTATGCGAATTACTTACACCTGGTTGAAGACACAAGTGAATTGTTGGCGACCATAGATCTAACTCCTGAGTTGCCCCCCCAATCAGTAACTCAAGCTTATGTATTATGGTTGTTCTTTGGTGCAGAGTTTCCATCTGTTGCTTGCACACTTTGGGGTGAACCAGATGATGGAAAACAGAATGCCAACGAGGGACAACAGGGGGGAAGGTTACTTGACCGTGCTGAATATGAGGTGACTCATCAAAAGCACTCTCCTTCCGTCAATATGCTCATTGCTGTAGAGACATACATCTCTATTGCCCTTAGTGGCCAATGGCCCGTGCGTCTTTAAACCCCCTATCCTTGGCTGCTTCACATCCCACCTCAAGCTTACTGTCACAATGTAACTATCTTTCCCATTGCCTGTGCAGGTCATTAAAGAAAATGAGACCTTTTATAGCGATCACTAAGAGTAGGAGAGCTAAACACAGACTACAGACCATCCTATTTCTTACTACCATTCAAGTGGGAATAAGTGTAAGAGAAGAAGTATGGATGCACTGCCAACCTACAACGGAATGGTAGAGATGTCTGAGGAAGAGCTTACATCTTTGCTTGATGAGAATGAGCAGTTGAGATCACGTGCCTTAGTACCTCACGAGTCCTTATTCCCATATCATAAAACACAGATCAGGGAGGAAATAGAACTCCAGGCTCCCCAACGCATTTCAAGGGCTGCATGGATCGCATTCGTATGCATGTGTATGTTGACAGTCGAAGACACTGACATGGATTTCTCATCGGCAATGGATATAGGACATGTGGATTTTAAGAAGTCTCTTCTCCCCACAGAAGAGACATGTTATCTCCAATCTCGGATGAGGGAAGTATTCGGCCCTGCCGGCGTGGTAGTAGAACTTTTGGAACTTCCCTCCATGGCTATGAGCGGTCAGGGGGAACACCCAGGGCATAACCCCTACACTCATTATCCTATCAGGGGACTCTCCCTAGTTCTGGATATCCGCCCACTACCAGCTGGGACATTATCCCTCACTTCAGGGGAAAATGTGTCTGCAAGTTGGAAGTTCATGAATCCTCGCGACTGCCTCCTATCTGGAATGGAACTCTCAATTAGAAAGAGCGGGACTCTCCGGGATCCTTCTTGGAGCAAGCATAAGATGAGAGGGAATCCTCCGTCTAGTGGGCAGTACTCGCAATACCTTATTGGGGGAGCAAGTGGGGGAGTTGCCCAGTACTTTGTTGCTGGTGCACCCCCATTTTGAGGGTTAATCCGCCATACCACTTTAAGATGGGACTGATGTCTCCATAACTGGAATATTGTTTTTTCTTAGCAGTTCTGTCCGGGTTACTGATTGTGTCCCTTGTTTCTACCATTAAGAAAAATGAGACTAAATCAATTAAGGTTCTCTTACCACACAAGAAAACCAAACAATCAAGAGCTAGCAAGAACATATCAAGAAGCACTAACCCGTGTCATGCCTACACTTGCCGATTTTAGGAAGAAATATAGTGAACAGCGATCTAGAACAGAAAGCCAATTGCAGACCCAAGGAGAACCTTCTACAAAAGAGCCAATGAAAGAAACACGCCCATTGTCGCTCAGACAACCGAGAGAAGAAACTCTTCAAAGCCTTCCTGAGGAAGGGGATTACCATCCTGCATTCGGGAGTTCTCTCGCATATAGCACTATGCCGGCATCTAATGTGGGAAGTACAAAGTCGTTCAAGGACTTCTTGAGGGAGCGTAGTATCAAGAAGAGTGCCTCTCCAGAGACTAAAACTCAGTCTATCTATTCAGGAATCTCCCACAGATCAGTTGAGTCCCTCTACGAAGAACTCGATAGCATAAAGAATGATATCCAAGGATTGACATCTGCTGTTACCTCCCTCACTATTGCTCTTGAGAATAAGAAACATGACTCTACTGAGGGGTGTTAAGGCCAGGAGTCATATGGCCGCCTGACCAGTGTTTCCCCTAGTTTCCTTCCAGCCGGTTAGCTCAATGTTATTACTACCTTACTCAAACACATTCACTTGCCATAGAGATATGGGATCAGTAAGCCTTGCAACTCATTAGTCATATACCTGTTTCAAGGTTTCGTTTCTCAAGTGCCTAGCCAATCATTATAAAAAATGAGACTACCAAAATTCATCAATGGCCTCTATTGAGACAACTCTCTCATCCCCCCTTCTTAGGGCACCATATGAACAGTTCTTGGCTGCGTACGAGTGTTCAAAGGTCAACCCTCGGTCCGAAACTGCAAGACTTGCAGCCAGTTTCCGTTCACTGGCGGGCAGTCCCACTTCCTCCCAGCTGATTACATGTCATTGTGCATCAGATACCCCGTATCTCTACAAACATGCAGATAAACATGAGACCCTGAGAGCAATGGCCCATAAGTGGCTTCTCTCTTCCCTTGCATTCACAGATAGGTATGTGACATCTCTCCAAGGAGGCCTTGAGGATATTCTAGGAAAGTTTCCTGGGTTTCGGACACTCCACCTAAGCCAGAGTGATATTTTGAATCCTACCGTAATCCGGGCATATACCAGAACATTGTTCTGGCAGAACATTGTCGAAGGTAATGTGAAAGCTGCTCGGAGAGGTGGTTGGTTGCAACTAGAAGACAACTGGTGCAGTCGAAGGTTTTCTGTAGTCCCGACTGAGCATACTGGACTAGTTCTCTTGACCCATGATGCCGTCTTGATGCTGAAAGACCTCACTTACTCCCACTTTCTCATCCACTTGTATGCCACGATCTCCCCACCTCATAAGCCTATAAGTGAGCTCCTAGAGCATTTTTTGACCTGGGGTGAGATGACCCTTATATCTCTCGGGGAAAAGGGTTATGGAATTATCAAGGGAGTTGAGGCACTTACGACAGTGAAGCTTGTCCTTCTGACCGAGAAATGGGTTGATGCCTCTGTACAAGCCCGAGATATGGTTGAAAAATATACACGAAAGGAAGTAGATTCGGGAGGAACGGGAGGCCTTACAAAAGCTCTATGGGCTAGAATTGACTCAATACAATCCGTATCTTTGGTTGCTGAATATTTTGGTTTTATGAAGCTTCTTGGCCATCCTTATGTCGACCCCCGAGAAGGAGTCGCTAAAGTTCGAAGGTTGGTCTTCTCTTCACAAAAAAAGGACCTTCAAGCATGTGAAGCCCTTGGCTTTAGTATCTGCCATCTTTATACTAGGGGATATCTTGCCAGCAAAGGGCATTGGCCCCCTATACGTTTCATCCGAAGACCTACACAACAGGCATCACGCCTAGAGCAACTGTACGCGAAACAACACCCAGCACTAGCGCCAGGTTTCACACAGTATGCCGCTACGGACTGGCGGATGGCAGTTTTTGAGCCCCACCTAACGTTCGATATGGGAGAAGACATCCTCTCACTACTCTCAGATAAGGCACTTTCGTACAAGCGTGAGGAGTTCGATGCTGTGTGGTATGGGAAATTATCATACAAGCCCCCCCGCCCCACCACATCCAAAAGGGTACTTCTTGACTTCTTGGCAGCTGAGTCCTTCGACCTAGGTAAGTTTACGCAGGATGTTATGGAACGTAGCATCCCCCGAAGTCATTTCATTTGTGCTCAAAGCCCAAAAGAGCGTGAGATGAAGTGGGATGCCCCCCGTATGTTCGTCAAGTTCACAGGCCCGATCAGGTCCTTCTTTAACAATGTAGAAAAGAACACTAAGGCTGGCCCATTTCAGTATTTCAAAGAACAGACGATGACTATGGATAGGCAAGAACTCCTTAGGAGATTCCTTGCTACCACCACACCCCGCGGGGAAAGATGGGTTGATCTACACATAGGGATAGATTTCTCATCATGGAATCTATGTTGGGATGACCAGAACCATTCAACTCCCACAGGAACCCGCATGGATGAGTGGTTTGGTACTCCAGGGGTCCACACTTTCTGTCACTGGTTCTTTGAGAACTCTCTTTCTATTATGGACAATAGTGACTATCCACCCATTGGGCTTACTTCCATAACTCGTGAGCAGGTCTTGAGAGGAGAAATTAACCTAGACACAGCTTATAGTGGTCATTCAAAAGGTTATGAAGGTATACAACAGGGTGCTTGGACACTATCAACGATAGCACTTTGCCACCAAGCAATATCCGACCTTGGCATCCCATTCCTTCAGAGCGGCCAAGGAGATAACCAGGTCTTCACATTTCACCTATATATTCCTCCCGGAACAGAGCAGAGTGACATCACTGACCATGTCCGACACATAGCTGATGACATCCTTAACCGTCTTAACAGGACAGCTTCTCTCGTAGGACACGAGATCAAACCAGAAGAGTGTGTCGTGTCCACAAGTTTTTATATCTATGGAAAGGAGATGTACGTTGATGGGAGATATGTGCCATCGAGTACTAAATTCCTATCACGGATATTCCCCCACACCACGGCGGACACCCCGAGTACGTATGAGTACGTGTCATCTGTAGGATCCGGAGGAATTGCGGCCACAGAGAAAGCTAATAGTTCCTTATCTCATCTAGTGATAACAAAATTTATCGAACATATGATCATTTCTCGTGAATTGGACAAATCTCTGTTCCATGATGACGCCTTAAAGCAACACCTCCAGGGAGCTGTCGGTCCATTGCACCTGTTCCAACAGACACTAGTTGACCTTCTTAGCAGCGTGCCTGCTAACCTTGGTGGTCTTCCGGTAAGTAGTCCCCTTGAGTTTTTGTATCGAGGACACTCAGATCCTCTAAGTTCAAGTCTTGCATCACTCAAGCTACTCGCTAAACTTCCAGGAATTAAGGAGTACCAATCTGTCTTACTTAAGGATTGGGTTTACAAGAAGGAACCGACGCCGGATGGGCTTATCCTTGATCCTTATTCCCTCCCTATTGCAGGCGTATCTCCCCCAAGCCAGCGGGTAGCAAATGCAGTAAAACCAATCTTCACTGCTGCAGTTAACAATACTCTCATTAAGGATGTCTTGTCCCAGGTACATGAGGGACAGTCTCAGTCACTTATGGGTTGGCTAAGTAACATCCGCCCATTCTACCCAAAACTTGCTCATGATCTCTACAAAAGCTCGCTCGTAGGCTTAGTCGACACATTCTGTAAGAGGTTCACCAACACCCGAACACTCATTCATCTTACCACCCATAGTGGGATAAACGTGAGGAGGATCAGTCAGGATGCCGACCTAAGTTTCATGTATGGTGTCATAACACGCTTGAGTATGGTATACAAAGTTGGAGGTTTCCAAGATGTCAGGTGTACTACAAATGCTGACTGGGGTAACCTGTATCAGCTCGCAGCAGCCTTGCGTTTCAGGTGGGGTGTAGGGAAGCTTGAGGGGGTAACAACATTACATCCCATCTTTGCAGGACAGATCCTGGTACTACCCAGGGACCACATCGAGCTTATTGGAGACAGAGAGATAGTGGTTATGTCACAGTTTTCTGACTCAACCCAGTGTGGGGAAAGCAGGGGATCAGTTACTCCTTATATGGGATCTAAGACTTCAGATAAAAGTGTGGGGAAGTGGATAAGACCCCAAGACAGTTCCCCTCCCTATCATGATGTAATACGGATCCTCACAATACAGAGTATGGTCGCACTACCTGAAAGTAGGATGTGGGAAGATTTGGACAAGTTGGCTCAATCTCGAACGACACTACCTCTGTCCTTATTACGGGAGTTTTGCCGTATCCGTATCGGAGGAACGATTGCTCACAGATGGCAAACACGGGATGACAATCGTGGCTCTTTTGTCAATATATCTACAAATTGGCCCTCTCACCTCACAATCTCGACAAACCATGCAGGCTCCTTAGGACTGATCGACTACCCCTTTGACTTCCAAGAAGCCATCACAACCCTGCAAGGGCTTCTCACTTGGTGGTCACACGGGAGGAAGGTTGAACCACCCTTCGGGCTTGTTCTACGGGTTTCCACCACACTAATGGATCCCATAAATGACCATTTTGTTGACGCACAAGGTAGGCAGCTCCAAGTACCCACACCATTGCCCTCATACTACACCACACTAACAAGTCTCAGGGTCTCATCAAGAACCACTAAAGCTGCACTCCTTAATCCTGCTCTTCCCATGGAACGCATCATGTTCGGAGTAGGGTCCTTTACTTCCGCTTTAACAACGATCTTGTTCTATCATGCTTCTGGGAACATTGAGACAAGCACCAAATTTGGGCATACAATGGGGTCTATCTCCCACAGACGCATCATTGATATGCCCGAGTTAGGATGTATCGACTCAGTGTCATTTAAGCAGTGTCTTGCAGAGGCTTTATACCTTCGGGTTGCATTGGGGGCATGTTGTGTGGCCAATACAACAACTCGCAGACTTGAGAAAATCCTCCCTCTCCTACTGAGTACTGAGGTTCGCCGTACAGTTCCATCTTTGTACGGAACGATACGTGAACTTGACTCGAAGTCATCTTTAGGCAAAGATGGGTTGGGACTAGGGCATGCTGAATCTCCCCGGACATTATCTCACTGGATGGCAACCTTGTATACAACTTGCCTAAGCATTGGGCATCGGGTCACTCTTGAAATCTATCTTCGAGGGCCAGCAAGTGCTTCCCGCTCTATCCTTGCCTCGTTAGGGACTGAATGCTTACTACTCATGCAACAAGGAGATAAACCCAACTGGAAGACAGGCAAGGAGATGGCAAAATTGCTACTTGTGATATCCCGGAATGATGATGAGGTATTAAAAGTCGAGCTCCTTACAGAACTCCTCCACATACTGAGGATAGGTCACCTCTTCCGTAGGGTATCACTTTCACCAGAAGAGGTAGTTCGTAGGCTAAGGGGGGTAGACCAGCAAGAAATCTATATCCATACCCTTCATACAGAGTACCGAACGTTACTCACCCCACTGCCTCCTCTACCTTGCACACCTCTAGATCGACCATTAGAGTCTGATATGTATTACCCTACATTTGAGGAACAAGTGCTCTCCTGGGAGAGACGAGAGGTTGTCTCTTTTGAGCCTGGGGTTCTATGGTCCCCTATCACGATGTACCACCCTGGGCAACACTTAAGGGTTCTCATTCTTGGGATCGGAGACGGGATGATCTCACATGCACTTGATCCTACATGGATTGTTACCGGACTTGATCTAGGGACAGTCCTTGCTACCCAATCCCACGCAATGGTGAATTACCATCCACCCCATATGAGGAATAAGTTTGTCCTTCATCCCGCCAGCTGGGCCTTAGGCGGAGACATCCAAAAAACGCTTGTATGTGCAACCCTCAGGAATGAGTTGTCGTCTCAAAGTTATGATCTTTGTCTTATTGATGTAGATAGAGTCTCTTCTCACATCCGCCTTCAGGTCCGTCATGAGCTTGCTCAAAGTGGTGTTCCTTGTTATGCCAAGATTATGGTCCATCCTAGTTTGAAAGACAAGATCGAGGCTTCTTTTTTAGCCTATAAGGATACTTCAGATCATATGTGGAGTAGCCGAGCATACCCACATTGTGAGATGGTGATTGGTCAATCATCAGAGCCACTCGGACTCTTCGACTCAGTGGAGGGATACTCAGGCAACCGGATCAATTGGAGTGCTCCTCAAATCAATTCAAGGAACCTACGAACCTGGGCCGGGCCGATATATGATCCTACCGAAGATATTTTCCTCTTAGCTGGTGATCTTATTGCCGTGGGGACAGATAAGTTATCACTTAAAGAATGTAAATCAATTCAGTCGTATCTTGACCCAAATGATTATCCATGTAGGGACCTGTTGCCGATTCTACTTGAAAGGGGTTGCCCCAAGAACAGGGTCAGGGCTCTCCATCGCTTAATCACCATAGGACACATCGTATAGTTCATATTGTCTTATATATATCCTTGTGTATACCCGTGTGCAGACATTCATGTATCCTGTATTACCTTATCTTATCTCTGCTGGTCTTGCTTCTCTACCTTGCTATATCACAGTTACCTCCATATTCTTCTTATGTACTCACTTTACCCTCCCCTATTTTCACTCTCTTGTTCACCTTATCTTAACTACCCCATACAATCATATCTTATTTTCATTTAATGAAAGATGCATTATAAAAAACGACAACTCCGGATTTTAGACCCAAAGATAATCTCTT